CGATCTATCAGAATTCTGCCTCCTGAAAATGGATAAAATTAAATCAGAACTAATTCTCATGTTTGTGAATGACCGAGTGAAGTTTTTCCACTCGATGGGAGTGATGCATGATGATTTCATGGATTGGTCATCATTGTTTCTCTTCAATTTTGTCGTCGAACATACTGCGAAGTTCGACTTTGCTACCGTGTACATGACACTTGAGATGGTCCTTTCGCGGATGGGTTGTCAGGTTCCCGATGATTTCGAGGAGGATGATGGCGTTAGTCATACTATCGATCCATTTTATCTTCCTTACGATGATTTGGATGTTGACTATACCTCAATGTGTTGTGAAGTACACGAAGAATCCCAACCAATTCCGTCAGTTTCTGACTTTAATGAATTTGTTGTTAATATCAGTCACATCCCAGAAGGTACTCACTGGGGTAGTGTATCTGACGATTCGGAAGAATTCAGGGAAGAAATTCAAGATATAAGAGGAGTTGAATATTCCCTTGAAATTCCTGAAATTCAAATCATTAAAGATGACGATGACGGTGAAGTTTTCCTTCCCGTACTGGTTGATGCAGGTGACTCCTTAGCGCCTGATGTTTCTGCTGATGCTGATGTGAGGAACTCGACGTTTGTTTCTTACAAGACTGGCTCGGAGTATACTTCTAAGTGGAGACCTAAAGTAACTCAAACGAGACCAGACCCATCAATAATTCAAAGTGCCGTCGATGAATTGTTCCCAAATCATCATAGTGTTGATGATAGATTCTTCCAAGAATGGGTCGAAACACATGATATAGATTTGGAGGTATCAAGTTGTGGATTGGACTTATCAAATTTTTCCGACTGGACAAAAGGTACTGACACGAGATTAGTGCCCAATTTGAATGTCGGTGGTTTATCGCATCGAGTACCAACTCAGAGGGAATCGCTCTTGGCAGTGAAAAAACGTAACATGAATGTTCCTGAGTTGCAAAGCCAGTTTGATTTTGATCGAGTCTTAAATGATTGCGTGAGTCGGTTTCTCACTCACGTGATAGACAAGAAAAGACTCGCAAAACTGATGCCGATATCTGGCGAAGAATTGTTTTTCTTCAACCAGTATGTTAGGGAAAAGAATCCTCCACTGTCGACCTATAAGGGTCCGATACCATTGATTAGTCTTGATAGGTACATGCATATGATCAAGACTTCTTTGAAGCCTGTCGAAGAAGATTCCCTGCACGTTGAAAGACCTATACCGGCAACCATTACTTACCACGACAAAGGTGTTGTGATGATGACGTCACCATACTTTTTGTGTGCGATGACTCGGTTGCTTTATGTGCTGAAGTCTAAGTTTACTGTGCCGACAGGAAAATACCACCAGATTTTTCAAATGGATCCTATGAGACTCACGACGTCAAAATTTTTTAAAGAAATAGACTTCTCGAAATTTGACAAGTCTCAAGGTCATTTACACCATGATATACAACATAAGATTTTTCTAATGTTAGGAATGCCCCAACATGTGATAACTACATGGTTCAATGCTCATGAAGTTAGTCATATATCTGATAAGGCATGTGGTTTGAATTTTTCCGTTGATTTTCAGCGAAGAACTGGTGATGCATGCACGTACTTGGGAAATACGATTGTTACGTTGAGTGTCCTAAGTTACGTGTATGATTTAAGTAGTCCCAACATTTTGTTTGTTGCTGCCAGTGGTGATGATAGTTTAATTGGTTCCATCACTGAGTTGCCTCGAGACAAGGAAGATCTTTGTGTATCTCTCTTTAATTTCGAGACGAAGTTTCCACATAATCAACCGTTCATTTGTTCAAAATTTTTGTTGGTTGTTGAATGTGATGATGGTTCTAAAGAAGTTTTACCAGTACCTAATCCATTAAAACTTCTTCAGAAAATGGGACCAAAAAATCTGCAAGTTACTGTTTTGGATGATTATTATCAGAGCTTGTGTGATATTGTTTGGGTCTTTGAAGATATGGACATTTGTAGGAGAGTTGCCGAACTTGCGGAGTACCGCAGGTTTAAAGGATTACACAAATGTCTTTTCTTGGAATCCGCTTTATTGAGTTTACCGAGCTTGGTTGCTAATCGTTTAAAGTTTTTAAGAAGAACAATCAATGTAGAATGTTCCAGAAATTGTATTCGTGATGATGTCTATATTGATCTTGTTTCTCACTTTGATTCTCGGTGTACAGTCCGAGTTGATGAGTCAAAACCTGAACGACGTCGATCAGCCTCAAAAGCAGGAAATTCCGAAAGAAAGTCCTCGGGTGAGGTTAAACCCCGAGGAGTCCGTAACCGTTGTTGCGGACTCAGATGCAGTGGCGCAGTTTCCCCACGGATCACCGATGGAAGAAAGAAGTCCACCTGGAAAGGTGGAGGCAAATTGCATTGATTGTGCCATTAAGAGTCTTCCAGAGACTTTATTCTCTGTGAAGGTACCGAAATTGAATATTAATTTCGAGGTTTCAGAGTTTCCTTCCTCTAGGTTACTTTTTACCAGCTTAGCCAGTAGAGTTAAGAGTTTACCTTTCATGAAGTCATTCAGTGTACCGAATGACTTTCAAAGGTTACAATTAAAATCTATAGGAGAAGCTGAAGTTCACATCTCCATTCCGAAATTTGGTTGGAATCAAATTTTGAAGTTATCTGATGTGATTACTGGCTTTAATGTGCCAAAGTTACCAACAATTGTACCTAAATTGGAGTCTTGCGTTGGTGAATGTGTTTCCACTAATTAATTAGTGATGCCTCTTTTGAGATGACCACAGTTTGGCGTCATGGTTCGCTTCTGCCATGTTTCTGTGTGTTTCTAGTAATATCTAATGATATTACTAATGCCTTCTTTAAAGAAGATGC